TTCGCTACATTTAAATTTGGAACAAACAAGGCAGAGCAAGTTCAACCGGAGCATATTCCATTCCTTGGTGTTTATTTTATCAATGAGGACCTCTCGCCTGAAGGTGATGCGAATGCTGGCGAGCCTAGGTTTCATTCTTCCGTTTTGTATGGTGTCTCCATCATCGTGCAAAATAATGATGGAGCGGCAGCAGAGAATAAGTTGGATGAGGCTTGGGTCCTGCTCGCTGATAGATTGTTCCGCGATCCGTCCTTGTATTTAAATCCAGAAGCGCAAATTCAATCTTATGTGCGTGGGACTAGAACTCATCAATTTGGATCAATTGGTTCTGATAACGCTATCCCGATAGCAGAGAGCCGTTTCACTTTGACATGCGACCTTGGCGTGATCGACTTTCCGCCAATCATTCCGGATGTTCTTCAAAAGGTTCATGTTGAAACGAGATACCCAACTATTGATACTGATCCTCAAGAGGTTCAGCAAGTCATAGCTGACTATGATTTGCCTACAACAAAGGAGAAGGCTGATGAAGGTACTTCCAAAAAACGATCAAGTAAGAAAGCTCCTAAAGCATCCGGTGGCTAAAGGCTTCCGTGCTGAGGGACCGGCTGATTGGCCGAATGATTCCTTCACAGCGAGACGTATCGCTGATGGGGATGTGACGGTTGTTGAAGAGCAGAAGGAGACGAAGCCTCAAGAGGAGAAGTCTCAAGAGGAGAACAGGCGTCACAAGCGATAAGCAGCTTGAGTAATTCCACAAACACAAAAGGAGGGCAGCATGCCCATCTCTTTTAATAGCATACCAGCCAATTGGCGCATGCCGCTTTATTGGGTGGAGTTGGATCCGAGCAAGGCAGGTCTTGGAATGTTTCCGGGACGGTCTTTGCTCGTTGGAATTATGAATGATACGGGTACAGCTGAACCGGACGTTCCAATTGCTGTGGCGTCGCAAGCTCAGGCTGATGCCTTGTTTGGTCAAGGCTCTATGTTGGCGGGGATGTTCAAAGCTTTCTATGCCAACAATTGGGCGAATGAGGTGTGGGGTTTGCCTGTTGCAGAACCGACTGGTGCTGCCGCAGCTGGTTCAATTGTAGTCGCTACTCCTCCAACCGCAGCCGGCACAATTGATCTCTATATTGCTGGCCGTAATGTTCCAGTGTACGTTGCTGCGAGCGATACGGCTGACATTGTTGCTACCTCGATTGCTGCGGAAATCAACAATAATATGGATTTGCCAGTAACAGCGGTTGCGACGGCTGGATCCGTTGCTGTGACTGCCAAGTTCAAAGGCATTGTTGGAAATGATATCAGAATTTCTGACAATTACTACGGGACGGTTGGCGGAGAGGTTATGCCAGCCGGATTGACGTTGACCTATACGCAGCCAACCGGTGGTACTGGTGATCCACTCTTTACAACTGCCATCAGTAACCTCGGTGAAGCGGAGGTTGACTATGTTGCCATGCCGTTTACTGATTCAACATCTATGCTGGCTTGGGAAACTGAGTTTGGGTTTTCTGACACCGGCAGGTGGGGCTTCATTCGACAGCATTACGGTCAACTGTTCAGCGCCAAGCGTGGAACCTATATGGACTTGATCACGTTTGGTGATACCCGTAACAGTGCTCAAATGTCGGTGCTTGGGATTGAGAATGGTAGTCCCACTCCGACTTATGAATGGGCTGCGGCATACACGGCGAAAGCCGCACGTGCGTTCATAAACGATCCGGCACGACCGTTGCAGACCTTGTCGCTTGATAGTTGTTTAGCGGCTCAGAGCCATTTCCGCTTTTTGCTACCGGAGTTGAACGGTCTTGCTTATGGCGGTATCGCTACGCAACGGCAGATTACAACGGTCCCGCAGATCATGCGGGAGTCAACGACATATACCAAGAACCTCTATGGCAACTTGGATGATGCGTATGAACTTTGTACAACGTTGGCTACGTTGACGAAGCTCCTCCGGAATCAGCGGCAGGCAATTACCAGCAAATTCCCACGTCACAAGTTGGCAGATGATGGTACTCGCTTTGGTGCTGGTCAGGCGATTGTTACTCCGAAAATTATCAAAGCGGAGTTGGTCGCTGAATATCGCATTGATGAGTTCAATGGGTTGGTCGAAAATGGGAAAGCCTTTAAGACCCATCTCATTGTCGAGCGTGATCCAAACGATCCAAATCGAGTCAATGTGCTGTATCCGCCTGATCTCATCAACCAGCTGAGGGTCTTTGCAGTTCTGGCGCAGTTCAGGCTCCAGTATGATCGTGGACTTGATACGGTTATAGCAGCATAAGAGTTGCTGAACCCGCCCACCGCTCCGGATGGACGTGGGAGTGACCGGGGAATGCAAGGGGCACGGCTGATGATCGCAGTCACGCGGGAGGCACGGCCCCACCTTCCTTTTTGAAAACAGGAGAAGCTAAATGGCGCAAAGAATAGCTGGGATTGCCTACCTCAAGGTGGACGGCAATCAATACCCGTTGCGGGGAAACTTTACAGTAACCCCGTCCGTGATCGAGCGTGCAGGTTTGGCAGGTCAGGATTACATTCACGGATATAGTGAACTGCCGCGTGTTCCTTCGATTGAAGGAGATGTGTCAACAGTCCCCGGTCTTTCTATTGAGGACTTTGAAGCGCAGGTCAATGTTACCGTGACAGCGGAATTGGCAAACAATTCCGTCTACGTTCTGCGTGAGGGCTGGTGTGTATCTGCCCTTGCTATTAACGCCCGCGATGGTCTAGTCAGGATCAAGTGGGAAGGCATCTCTTGCGATGAGATAATGTAATGGTTGATGAAACAGAACAGAAACTTGAAGAGCATCCGAAGCAAGTCAATGGAGCCGAAGTCACTTCCACCGATCTAATCATACCGTTGCGCAAGGCAGTTATTGCGCATGGTGAGGAAGTGAAGGAATTAAAATTCCGCGAGCCAACTGCTGGTGACATCGAGATATGTGGGACACCGGTTATGATCGACTTCTTAACCGGTGAGCAACCAAAGCTGACGTTTGAAACGAAGGCGATGTTTGCTATGATGTCCCGGCTTGCGGGTGTTCCTCCCTCTACAATTAAGTCAATGCATACAAAGGATTGGGGGTATGCAGCCTTAGCTCTGGCGCACCGTTTTTTTATTCCAGAGATGTAGAGGACAACTTCATCCTCGATTGTTACAGGCTTGCAAAATACTACGGTCGTAACCCGCGTGAATTTCTTGATATGCCGTTTTCTGAAATAGCACGGCACATTAAGTGGACATCGCGGCTGGAAGAGATATTGAGGCCGGTGGACGACGATGCCTGATGATTTTGATTCAGAAGGAATGCTGGCGTTCTTTGGCCGGCTTGGAAAGGAGATTGACGACTTTAAAGTGAAGATTGTTGGCCTCAATGAGGCTGGCAATGCGATGAAGAAAATGACTGACGAAACTGAAAAGTTTGGTCAGACTATTGAGCGACATACGCGTGGTGCGTTGCGCGGTATGGAGAGTTCAGTTAGCAGTCTTATCGGTCTAGTTGGAGGTGCTGGCGGTCTTGCTTTAAGCGTTGCTGGTGCAGCTCAGGCACTCGATAAGTTTGCAGTTAGTGGATTACAATTACGAAATTTTGCGGTCAATACTGGCTTTAGTGCAGGAGCTATAAAGAACCTGCGCGTTCAATTGTCTGCTGCCGGTTTAAATGCCAATGAGGCGTCGCAAGGCATTGGTAATATTGGCGCCAAGTTGCAAGAGGTTTTGGCGTTACAAGAAACATCAGGCTTCTATCGTTCATTACAAGCTAGTAGTCCTGCGTTGGCTGAACAAGTCCGTCATTTGATGAATGCTGGCAAGCAGCAGGAAGCATTAAATGTTTTACAAGATGCGTACAATAAAGGAGGAGAGCGGTTCAAGGCTTGGTTGCCGACTGTTACGGGTGTTTCCCGTGCAGCGTGGGAAGCTCAGCGATACGGTATGGAAGGTTTGATTAAGCCTTGGACATTTCTTACTGCTGACTCTGAAAAATATCATAAGACAATGGTCAATCTTGAAACAATTTTTGATGGTGTTTGGAAGTCAATGACCTATACGATGCTAGAAGGTCTTATCAAATTGACTGGTAGTGATGGTATGGAAGGGTTAAATAAAAAGGCGAAAGAGTTTGCAGATAATTTTAAAAAGTTTTTTGATGAGAGTGTTATTCCAACTTTGAAAAGTACGTTTGAAGAAGTCAAGGCCATCATTGCTTGGTTTGAGAGACAAGCAAAGATGCGTGATATCCAACAAGGAGGCAAATTGCGTCCTGAGGAATTTATCAGACGTCGTAATGAATCTGGTACTTTTAACGCGTGGGGATGGTTAAAGGAGCAGCTTGGTATTGATAGCGGAGAAGATGCAGAAATTCCAAAGAATGCGCGTCCACGTTCATTCAGCCGTGAGTCAATTGTAGAAACCGAAAAGGATTCAAACCGTCTCTTGAATGATGTACGTGATATTATAGTCAAGTGGGATGATGAGTTGGGAGGTTTGGGAGGAAGTGGTGGAGTGGGAGGCGGGATATGGGGCGGTGGTAAAGGCGGAATGGGCGGTGGCGGTGATGGTGCTAGTCCTGAGAGCGGTCAAGGCGGGCCAGCGCGATTGAATGATGAAGGTGGCAAGGTCATCGATGCTGATACGATGAGGCAAGCAGAGATGCTTGGTCGTGCTGGTGACGTTGCTGGATTACAGAGATTGTTCGCGCAACGCGGTTACAAGATGAGCGGGCCAGCTTGTGGTATCGTCGCTAGTGGCTATGTGAAGTCCGCAGGGTTCAAGCCTCCTCCCGGAGGCGCGATTGCTACGTCTTGGCACAAGTGGGGAGAAGCCTCAACCAAGGAAGGGATTAATGAACCTGGGCGTCCGTTTGGTAGTATGGTAGCAACATATTGGCATGGCCGGTATGGCGGGACGCAAGGACAAATTTTAGCTCCCGGTGCTAGAGGTGGTCACGTTATGACTATCGTTCCTGGTACATACGATCCTAAGACAAACACCGCAGACATGGTTGATCAATATGGCTATAGTCACGGCAAGCGGACCTTGAATGATCTTGATATTCGTTATGCTGGAGCCGAAGCGGTTGCAGCGGTAGAGGCAGCAAGAGGCAACCAAAGGAATAAAGTTGATCAGGCTATAGCTCCTAAAAGCGATGTGTGGAGTAAAGCATCAACAAGCGTCAATATCAATTTGAACAATGTTCCACCGGGAGTGAAGACTGACGCAGATATTGATGGCGGTGTGTTCAAGACCTTAAAACTCAATCGCAGCAATCAAGTGGCTTATGAATAATGGCTCAGGAATTTGATGCTGATTCAATGTTGGCCTTTATAGGTCAACTCGGCAAAGAGGTTGATAATTTAAAGACCAAGATCGCTGGTCTCAATGAGGCTGGTGGTAAGGGCACTAACAATTTGACCAATGAGTTTGCCCGTTTTGGTCAGACTGTAGAGCGTTATACGCGTGGCCCAATTAAAGCGATGGATGCGGCCGTCGCCGGTCTAGCCAAGACGTTAGCTGGCGCTGGTGGCTTAAC